AATCACACATACTTTCATTCATACTGTGAGTTAGTGGAAGTGTCTAAGAGACAGATCTCTTAATTTTAGGAGCGCCAACGAGATAACCAAAGGAAAAATCGTCGGCAGCTGCGGTGTATACTCTGCAAGAGCCAATAGAATTGCGAGTACACGCATTGGTGTTAGTCATATCCGCGGCTTCTGAGATTACCACAGGATAAGGAGTCTCTAGATCTTCAAGTACTGATCCTAGAGTAAAGTTAACTTTGGAACGTTCAATAAAATGTCCAGAGCCCGCCCCACCAACATCACCTTCTCCAACCAATGAAATGGGAAGGGACGAATAGTAGGGAATTTCAACCTCAACGCAACCATTCAGATCAGGATACTGAAAGGTTTCGAATACAGCTTGCTGAGTCGGCTTATAACCCTGAGCCAATTGTGGTGGCTCAACCGGTCCATTCACAGAAATACCTCGATTTCTGGTGACGACATAAGGAAGCTGAGATCTGACATTCTCAAACTCATGAGTTGTGAGAGCCTGAGTATTGTCAGGAAAAACGTTGGGCGTCGCTGTTGAGTTTGGAGTTGACCAAGAAGCAGCCGAAACTTTGCTGTGCCTATTAGGCAAAGACCAAATCTTATATCGTCTACCTCCTCTATAAAACCTATAGAGATAAGAGATATAATGAAGTGGACAAGCAGGCGATAACTTTCTACCAACATTACAAGAACCCAAAGTGGGTGTAAGAGTGGTAGTGTCAACGCTAATAGGAAGATCAGCTCTGTCAAAGGCTAAAGGGTCAGTTCCAAGCTCACCAAAATAGGCAGGATCAAGAGAGATGGAATTTAACGAATAAGTTTCCGAAGTATTATTACTAACAAAAGGACCCGTAACGTGATATCCTGATCCATCGTCAATTTTGTATGGCGTTGGAAAACCTACCCACATTGGACCAAATCTCTTAATGAGTTGTTTCAATGATGAAACTTTCTCACCAATCGAAAGTCCATGTGGATCTAAGGTTTTCGAAATTGACGACCCGAACATAAGTTCGGTTGGAATTTCCTCTTGCTCCTGATGAGCAACATCCTTAGAGACTTCTTGATGCACCTGAGCCTCGAATTCCCTGTTCTCCAATTCAGCAAACGGAGTTGGAGGTGTCACATATGGAATATATGCACTAAAATCGGGAACAGCAAATTCGAGATCATCAGCACCACTAAGCCAAAAGGAAAGGTTCACAGAAGACTTGGCAAGTCCAGCCACTCTGAGTTCATTAATGACTTCAATAACAAGATGTCCTGTACTGGCATTAAGGTAATTGGTAAGAGCGTCAGCTTCAATAACACTGACTTCTAACCAAGGCCTATTTGCTACATACGGAACAACAAATGAAATGTCAGATGACTCAGAGAGGTCGACAATCCAATTGTGGCACTGAAACCTTTGGTCACCTGCTCCACTAGGAGAAGTAGAACGGGGAACAAAGGAAATTCGAAGACGACCAGAGTGGAATTGTGTCTTCGAAATTGCGACACGAAACTTGAGACCACCTCTCCAATAACGAAACATTGAGGACAAAAATCCCAAAGTTGTTACAGTTTGCTCATCAGCTCCTACAGGAGCCCCAGAAAATCCGGGAGTTACTGGAATGGTGGCCAAAACAGTTCCAACAGGTTGGGAAGCATCCCAGTCAACCGTTGATCTGCACACACACGATTTCTTCTTGACAAAATCGATATCCATCTCATCACAATCCGTAGAATAAATTCCAGGATATTGTTGAAGAGAGTTATCCATTGTCGCACCAAGCACAACACTATTATCCACACCATCATAGTTGGTATAACCAGCACCAGGAAGGTTGGAAATATGTTGTACATGAGAAGTATCATGTGGTTTAGATAGGCCAACACTAGATGCTACACCTTCAATGGCCCTTTGCATCCATGTTAAGGGAACTTGAGCCAATGTCGAAATACCGGATTGGATGGCTGTTTTACCTGCTTGAACAACTGGATCTGCCAATTTAGAAATCTCCTCTCCAACCAAAACTTGAGCCTCAAAAGGAGTGACAATAGTCTTAGAAGTAGGAAGATGAAGATCAACATTAGTAAACCAAGCATAGACAGTATAAGAAACCGTATCAGGAGCAATAGACGAACCAACTGGAGAAATGGGACACAAGTACAATGAACCCATAGTTCCCTCCCCCAGAGCAATGTTGTAATGGGAAAGAGGAGAACAATAAGGAACAAAGAAATCCACTGGTGCTCCAGAAGCAAGATCAATCTCCACACCAGGATATCCTGTTGCATTCTGAAGAGTGTTCAAAATGGGTCTATTGCACTCTCCTTCGAAGGGTGCAAAATACATCCAATACTTACCAGACTGAAAAGGCATGGAGTTAAACACAAAACGGAAGTGCATATCAGCCCTAAAATAGGTATAATAAGCCAATTTAGATCTGAGCGCACTGGAGAACACCAAAACATCAGTGGGCATTACTCCCAAGACAGCATGGTTTCCAGAATCCGAAGATGATAAAACTCCGCTTTTAAAAGGAACAGGTCTAGCAAGGAAATTCTTAATCTCAGTTGATGTCTCTTCAGAAGCATTTCCAAGCCAGGGTTTAAC